GAACGCACAAAATTCGGTTTGTAAGGAATGTTGTGCTTGTTCAACCATGTGATTTTTTGTGATTTTGCTTCATTTCCTTGATGAGAGTCAAAAGTGCCCATTGAAGTCAAAATTTCAATGCGAATACCATCAAGTTTTGACACATAATTCAGCAATTCTTGCGCATCTGGCATGAATTCCAGGTCTTCAAAAATTTTATGTGTGAAAACAGCGTCACGAAACTTCTTTCGATCAGCTTTTTCGGGGTCTAGTTTGCGATATGCCTTGTCAAAGTTGCAAAGCACACCATCCATGTCAAGATATAATGTAATCATAATCGAATTTTACCCTAAAAATCATAAAAAATCAAGTTTTTCGCACAAATTTTGACAAATCAGGTGGTTTCCAACCCTCTGGTTTGAGAATTTTGCCGTCTTCACGTCTACGAACCTTGCCAGTGACAGGATCAACCTTCGCCATATTGGTTTTTAACACTTCATCCCATGCCCCAGCAACATCAAAACCCTTCATATGACAAAATCCAAGTGTTACCCAGATTAAATCCATGCAGGCATCAAGTTGTTCCACCTCATCTCTTGCATTTTGTGCTGCAATAAACTCTGAATACTCTTCTACCATCAAGTTATGATAGAGACTAGCGTTTTCAACAGATGGTTTTTGATCGCATGCGTTGAGAAACAATAATACATCAAGTGGCATACTCATTTTATTTTCCTTTCGTCTTTCTTTAAAGTCCATGAACCATTATGCATATCTTCCCAAATTAACGTGTCACCAAAATCCCACCCAACTTGATTTAACAAGTCAGGTGGTAGTGGCATAATCAATTCTCCTGTTTCTGGATCTTCTTCCAGTGTTACTGTCCAGCTTGTCATACTTCTACCACTTTCAACTTAAAGTGGTCAGCACGATCTTCGTAGTTGATGTAACCACGAGGATTGCAGACAATACGAGTAGAACCAATCATGTAGTCAAAGTCTTCATGAGTGTGTCCATGTGTCCAAAGTTTAATTCCTGGACGATCTTGAATAAACTCAGTTAGATTAGAACTATATCCACCATTCATCACTTCTTCGTGTTTGTAACGAGGATGTGTAGATTGTTTGCTTGGAGCATGATGACCACAAATAATGGTAGTCATCCATGGTGGAGTGTCTGCGTAAACAGTCTTGATGTACTCAAGCATCTTCTTGTGATCTTCAACTGCATCTTCTGGAGAGAAAGTGGAAACATATTCTTTGAATTTGTATCCATCCTCAACCATGACATTCATATCGCCATCTTTCTTAGTAATGTAATTACCATCAGCGTCTTTCTTGTAAGTCATCATCTTGCGACTGACCATACGATTACTGTTCTTAACAGTGCGGAAGTCATTCATCATACCAGCGATATGACGCATAGTCAATGAATCTTCTTGGTTCATATCAGTCCAAAGAGTACCACCGATAAAACGATAGTCAGTGCCATAGTCCCAAACTTCTTTGTCGAGGAAATGTACATTGTCTAGATTATTCGCTGCTAGCATCTCACGAATTTTATTCGTGCTCTCAGCAAAATCTCCATGGTAGTGCTCATGGTTACCCATGATGTAAACCACATGAGGAAACTCAGAAGAACAACGCTTGAAGAAGTCTACAAAGCGAGTGCTTCGACTACCTTCCATAAAGTTGTGTGGGTCTGGTTTACCAAGATCGCTTGCGACCATAATGTCACCACTGAGCACAAGTACATCTGCATGCTCAGTATTTTTCAAATCAATGTCACCAAACTCTAGATGTACATCCGAGCAAATTGCGATTTTAATAGTCATTTAATCACCTTCAGTATTTGTCAAGTGCAACCAACCAGTTGCGATAATCTTTTCTTCATTTGGAGCAACAATACCCCTATGTGTATGTGTCCAATCTGCTGGCCACAACACTGTTAAACCTTTTTCTGCCTTTAATGCAGTTGGACCACGGACTTCACGTTGATAAGCAAACTCAGTTCCACCACCTTCTTCTACATCATTTAGATATGTCATAAACACTAAATGTCTATTACAATTAGGTGGAGTGGCTCGATCTCTTTCGTGATGCCATACTTTAAATCCACCACCTGCTGGATACTTCTGTATGTTCATACCTTCAATTGGAAGAAGTCCGACTGTGTTTGCAGCTTTCCACTTTTCCATATACAGATCAACACAAGATTTTAATGCCTGTGTGTATTCCAGTGGCA